TGGCCCAACAGGTGTTACAGGTAATACTGGTCCCACAGGACCAACTGGTGTTACTGGCGATACTGGACCAACTGGTGTAACTGGTGATACAGGCCCTACAGGGCCTACTGGTGTCACAGGAGATACTGGTCCTACTGGCGTTACTGGTGTTACTGGAGATATTGGACCAACAGGTCCAGCAGGTGCTACAGGAGTTACAGGACCCGTTGGTGCAACAGGTTCTACTGGTCCACAAGGAGTCACTGGTGTAACTGGAGACACTGGGCCCACAGGCCCTACAGGTGTAACTGGTGATGCTGGAGTAACTGGAGACACTGGACCTACAGGTCCTACTGGTGTAACTGGTGATACAGGACCCACAGGTGTTACAGGAGATACTGGACCTACAGGTCCCACAGGCGTAACTGGTAATACAGGCCCTACAGGGCCAACTGGTGTCACAGGTAATACTGGTGCAACAGGAGTTACTGGTGATACTGGTCCAACAGGACCAATAGGAGTTACAGGTGACACTGGACCTACAGGTCCAACAGGAGTTACTGGTGATACTGGTCCAACAGGACCAACAGGTGTTACTGGAGATGCTGGAGTTACAGGTGCTACAGGACCTACAGGCGTAGGCACCACTGGTGCTACAGGACCCACAGGAGCGACGGGACCTGGAGGATCTGACTTAACAGCAGGACCAATAAGATCTGTATCAGGTACATCAAGTATTAATGCACAAACAGGTACAGGTGAAGTATTTGTAATGAATGATGGTACTCCAAACATTCAATCAGCAGTAGTTATTGAAGCAGGATCATCTTCAGCAATTAAAATTGGTGTTGGTCTTACAAGAACACTATTTGGAAACATTGCTATTGGTAATACAGAGACTCTTGAGTCTGTTACTACTGGTAATCAAAACTTTGCTCTTGGATCTCGTGCATTGCAAGAACTTACAGATGGTGGAAACAATGTAGCCATTGGTGCTGACTCTATGAGATTTGGTACATCAGGTAATGACAATGTTGCAATTGGACCATTCACCTTGACGGACAACACTACTGGTAACAACAATACTGCCATTGGTGGATCATCATTAGAAAATAATACAACTGGTGGACAAAATGTTGCCATTGGTGGAAGTGCTCTTTCTGCTAATACTACTTCAAGTGGTCAAGTAGCAGTTGGTTTTCAGGCCCTTCAAAATAATACAACAGGACAAGTAAATCTTGCTGTTGGTCTTCAAGCCCTTCAAGATAATACAACTGCCAACTATAACCTTGCTGTTGGAAGTGAAGCACTTAAGGATAACACTACAGGTATTCAAAACCTTGCAATTGGATATAGAGCCTCTGCTGTACAAACTACAGCACAAGACAATGTTGCCATAGGAATTCAGGCACTTGAAAATAACACTCAAAGCAATATGATGGCTATTGGAAAAGAAGCACTAAAGGCTAATACAACAGGTGCAAACAATACAGCACTTGGCTGGAGAACCCTTGTTGCAAATACTACTGGATCAGGCAACCTGGCTATTGGTGCAGGAGCACTTAGTTCTAATACAACTTCTAATAACAATGTTGCTATTGGAACAAGTGCACTTGGTGCTAGTACATCAGGCGAAGAAAATGTTGCTATTGGTGGTTCTGCTCTTGAAGATAATACTACTGGTGACTATAATATTGCTATTGGTGGAAGTGCTCTTACAAATAATACAACAGGTGCTTCTAATGTTGCAATAGGATTTAGAGCCTTAGCAACAAGTACAACACAAAGTGGTAACACTGCTATTGGTGCAAATGTTCTGGAGTATACTACAGGACAAGGAAATACTGGAATTGGTCAAGGATCGCTGTATCTTAATACAACAGGAGCAGAAAATGTTGGTATTGGTCAAAGTGCTTTGGCAAACAATACAACAGGTAGTAGCAGTATTGCTATTGGTAACTTTGCTCTTAATGCTAATACAACAGTAAGTTCACAAGTAGCAATTGGAGGTGGTGCACTTAGACTTAATACTACTGGTGAAGGAAATCTAGCAATTGGCGAGGGTGCACTTGAACTTAATACTAGTGGTAATGTAAATCTTGCCATTGGTACTGGTGCTCTTGTTGATAATACTACTGGTGGTAACAATGTTGGTATTGGTTTTGCTGCTCTTGCAAACAACACAACTGCCAACTATAACCTTGCAATTGGAAGTCAGGCACTTCAAAACAATATTACAGGTGCTTCAAATATTGCTATTGGTTTTTCAGCCCTTCAAAATAATACAACAGGTGGCAATACTGCAATTGGTGCTAATGCAGGACAAAGCAATACAACAGGATTAATAACAGCAATTGGACAAAATTCTTTGAATCAAAATACTACAGGAACAGGTAATACTGGTATTGGTCAAGGTACTTTGCAGAATAATACAACAGGAAACTTTAATATTGCTATTGGATTCAGTTCTATGCCATATTCAACTACTGCTACTGGTAATAATGCCATTGGTGCTACTTCCCTGCAAAATAACCTAACAGGTAATGGTAATGCTGCTAATGGCCAGGCAACTTTGTATTCAAATAGAACTGGTATTCAAAATACTGCAATGGGATCTCAAACAATGAGATCAAATGTTGTAGGAAATCAGAACACAGGAATTGGTAGAGAAGCACTTAGAGATACAAGTTCTATCATAGCCACACTTGGAACAATTACTCCAGGTAGTGGGTACACAAATGGAACTTATACTGGAGTTACTTTATTTCCTGATAATGACTCATGGTGGACTTTCCCAACAGTAGACATAGTAGTTGCTGGCGGAGTTGTAACAACAGTTACTTTAGTTAATGCTGGAATTGGAATGGTAGTAGGAGCAGTTCTTGCTATTGATACATCAGTGGCACCTGCAGGATTGTTGACGGGATCAGGATTTAGTATACCTATTTCAACTGTAACCACAGGTCAACACAATACAGGTCTTGGATATAGAGCAGGAGCAGGTAATATAACAGGTAATCGTAACCTATTCCTTGGATATAACGCAGGTGTAAATGAGACAGGCGATGATAATCTATATATCTCTAACTCAACTACATCAACACCTTTAATCAAGGGTAAGTTTGACTCTTCAGGTGGAAATGCTGGATCTGTACGAGTTTATGGTGATTTGCAACTTACTACAAAGACTCCAGCCTCAGCAACTGCGACGGGAACCGTAGGAACAATTACATATGATAATGACTACATATATATCTGCATAGCAACTGATACTTGGAAGCGAGTAGCAATAAGCACATGGTAAAATTAACTAAGGGAAAAGGGTAATCAAATGAGTCTATCTAAAAGACTAAAGGCATCTGGTGAAGCCAGAGATATGAACAGTCAATATATTCTTCCATTGATTCCACCTCGTCCTTTGTTTGGTGTAGCCAATACAGGCACATATGTTGATACAGAGTCTGCAATTCGCACATCTACAGTTTATGCATGTGTAAGATTACTTGGAGATACTATTTCTTCATTGCCAATGGGTGCTTATGTACGCAGAGGACGCAATCGTTTATCTTATGCATCAGTTTATGGAGATGTTCCAGCATGGATTAATACTCCAAACCCAGAACAAACAAGACTAGAATTCATTGAGCAAGTAATTACTTCTATGCACCTACATGGTAATGCATTTATTTTGACGGTACGAGATGATAACAACGAAGTAACAGAACTATATGTATTAAACCCAAATGAAGTAAGAATTGAAAGACCTATCCCAGGAGAACCACTTGTCTACAGAGTTAAAGATATAGACAATGCTATGTACGATCAAATTTTAACAAGTAACGAAGTTCTTCATATTCCACTATTTAGAATGCCAGGATCATATTATGGCTTAAGCCCAATTGGTGCTTGCCGTATGTCTGTTGGTATTGCACAGGCTTCTGATACATATGCTGCCTCATATTTTGGTAACGCTGCTAATCCTGGTGGAGTTATTGAAGTTGCAGGAGAATTAAACTCAGAACAAGCAGCAGATATTGCTCGTAATTGGCAAGAATCACACTCAGGTCCATACATGGCAGGTAAAGTTGGTATTCTTTCTGGTGGTGCAGCATTTAAGCCACTATCACTAAATGCACAAGATGCACAACTACTTGAAGCAAGAAAGTTTAATGTTGAAGACATTGCAAGAATCTTCCGTGTTCCACTGACACTACTAGGACACCCTGTTGCAGGTGCTATGTCCTACTCATCTGTAGAAGCACAGAACCTTTCATTTGTACAGTATTCATTGCGTTCATTGCTAGAGCGTTTGGAACAAGCACTATCTCCACTACTTCCTGAGTCAGATGGATTTATTAGATTTAACCTTGATGCACTTTTGCGAGGAACAACAATAGAACGCTTTGACGCATACACAAAGGGATTAAGAGAAGGCTTCTTATCACTAAACGATGTACGCAACTACGAAGACTTATCATCACTTGGTGATCCAGGAGATCAATACAGACTTCCTCTACAAAACATTGATGCTTCACAAGCACCACTTGTTGGAGATAAGATGAAGGCTGAGATTGCCTCTATCTTGGTACAGGTTGGATACAATCCAGATGATGTGGCTAAGATGCTAGATATCTCAGAACTAACTCACACAGGATTGCCTTCAGCACAATTACAGCAAGTATCCTTAGTTGATCCAACAGATCCAAAGGCTGCTTACAGTGATGAGGTCAAGGAATAATGCCAGTAGACAATGTTCCAGAGTTCATTAAAAATAATGCACAAAG